CTTTATTCCATGGGGTAGGATTTTCAGCTTTATATCGTTTGAATGGAGATTCTTGTTTTTGAGGATTTTCTTTGCACATTCGTTCATGATTGCACAAAGAATTTTTATTTTTACATTCTTTTTGACAGTAACAGCACAATAACATAAGGGCACCTCCTTGTTATTATTTATAATAAATCAGTGCGCTGCATTACCGTCCTGCCCATCTTCCAACAGTTTATTTAGTATGGAATAAACTCATCAGTAGGTAAACCAACGGGCGAATCAACAGAATAGATACCACCGAATGACATGTTACCAACAGCATCCCATGCCTCTTCAACAGTGTTACACTCTGTTCTTTCAGTACCCTTGAAGGAATGTGTCACCACAACGTAGTTTGGCTTCTTATCCATTAGTTGGGTCCACTTCCATTGCCCCAAGCCTTACCAACAGGTGCATAACCAGTATCAGCCCAACGCTTCTGAATACGTGCTTCCACTTCTTCAAAAGACAGAGGCTCATAGTTGGTGTGTTCAACCGAGACGCACAGATACCTCGGATCAGGTTCTTGCATATGTCGAAGTTCTGGAACTTGCATCCGTCGCATAACTTCATTTGCATGAAGATGTCCATGAACGTTGACGCGGAAACGTTCTGACACACAATCGGGGTGAAGTGGAATATGGCTCAAAATGAACTGGTCCACAAACACCCGAACACCATACAGGCTATCAAACCCAGCATCACGATAATCTTGATCCTTGAAGATATCATGGTTGCCGCGAACCAGACGCTTCTTGCCGTTCAGGCGCTTGACATGATGCAGAGACTTGCGATTGATAACAACATCGCCCAGATGATACACCGTGTCATTAGGACCGACCTTAGCGTTCCAACGCTCTACCATCGTTTCGTCCATTTCCTCAGTGGAAGTGAACGGGCGAAGAGGCTCGCCGTTGGGCAGCTTGAACTTTTCCCAAGAGTTGGTGTGACCAAAGTGAGTGTCAGAGATTACAAAACGATTAGACATTATAAATTCCTTCTTGGCACAGGAGGTAGGAGTCGAACCCACGCTTGCTGGGTTGGAGCCAGCCGTGCTACCATAACACTTCCCCTGCATTATGCATATTTTATTTAATAAAGTCAAGCTAAAATTTGGTGCGCCCGTCGAGACTTGAACTCGAACCAACCCCTAATCTGGGCATCCGGGATATAAATCCGGTCGTGCTACCTTACACTACAAGCGCATTTATATGGTGGAACCAGTCGGACTCGAACCGACCACCTTCTGCGTGCAAGGCAGACGCTCTCCCAGATGAGCTATGGCCCCATAAACTTATTTATCAATTTCAGTAACTAGTATGATACCGTTTCAAACACCGCGCGACAGAATATGGTACACCGAGAGGGACTTGAACCCCCAACCTATCCGTTATGAGCGGACAGCTCTAACCAATTGAGCTATCGGTGCATTATTTAGTTAAAATCAACAGACTTTACGATTTCTTTATATCCATTAGCATTAGGATGAATCTTATCAGAAGATAAATGCCGAACAGGAATCACAACATCTCCATACTCTTTAGCAATAGCAAAGATTATATGATTACTGTGGTCAACATTATATGAAGGAAGTATCCAGTAAACCTTTTTACTATGAACTTCTTTACGCATCTTTTCTAATTCATCACGAGTATGAATATAGTTGCCATCATTAGTTCCCAAACTTATAACAACTATACCTGCTGTTAATGGCTTAGTCAAGTACTTTTTATTCCAATCTTTAGAATTTATTCCTACTTGTGCATACGATATGCATTGCTTAGGAGCAAACATAGCAGTACCAACAGCGATACTATCGCCAAGAATAAGACAAGGAAACATCAAAATTCAATAACAGCATCATGAATGTGATAAGTCTTGGTATACTTGTGCTTATTCACCACATTATCCCACCAACATTCTGGCGGAAGAATATTGCGTCGTTCAGCCTGTTCATGCTTCATAGTCTGCGACTTACCACGAACAACACCAACAATAGGATTAGGAACAACAATAGTGCGCTTTAGACCAAGCAGATTGTTGATGCTAATAACACCATCGATGGGCATGGGCATCTTACGTTGAAGCATATCCAGACACTTCTGTGCAGTATTGGCAGTGATCCCATAGCCATGAGTACCAAAGAACCGAGGAACTATAAACTGTTCAAACTCAGGATTCTCTGGAACTTCATAATCATCAGCACTATCCATACGATAGCCAAGGAAACTCAAATAGCCATCTTCAACATTGACCTTACGTAGATCAGTTTTGACAATAGCATCATGTTCCAGAACAGCTACAGTCTGCCCTTCATCAGCAATCTTTTCCCACATAAAGGCATGACCAAAGGAACACATATACTCCTTACGCCAATCAGGATTGTAGTGAAAGCGATCAATATCCCAGTCGTAAATTTCTTTAATGTCGTCAATAGAACAATTTTCAACACCAAGAAACAATTCATAAGGGACACCGAACTTCTCGCACGATTCTGCGCATTCATTAGCGTATTGCACAGATGCGTCATTCGACGTATGTAGAATCAAAGCCTTTTCAATAAACGACATAATACCTCTCAATAATAATAAGACAAATAATAATCTGCCCAATCCATCCAATCTTTTTCTTCACGGGAAAGTTTCTTCCCTGTGCGGTATCTATGATACAGCTCAGAATGCTTCAACTTAATCTTTGAATACCCGTCTGATGCGACAGGAAAATTATAGAATTTGATATCAACCATAACTCCTCCATCAGTTATACATATATAATTATACCCCAAAAGCGGCAAAAGGTCAAGTCCTTTTTACTATTTAGGCCGTTTCTCAAAAATATAAATAGATGGAAGATACACTCTTATTTTGATAAATAAAGGATTCGAAAATATGGCACAGTTTACCGTTGTTAACTCAGCATTCTTAGCAAGTAATAAATCTATCTTTGACGTCGTTATGTTAGCAGGGGCCAATGGTGGTCTACTTTCGCAAACAACAATGGCTAATGGTTTCCCAATTTCAGGAACCTCAACTTATCTAAATGCTTACCCACCGCAGAGAATGAATGACGCTCTAGGTCGTGTAAGAATTGCAAAACACCAAAACATCTATGAAGCTGACTTCGAATATGGTCTACAGCCTCTTCGTTGGGAAGCCTTCACATATAATACAGGCGCTGCTGGTGCGCAGTCATCAATTACTGCACGTTCAGACCTTGGTGGTGTTCAGATGACAATCGGTAACACTGCTGGTGATACCACAATCCGTCAGTCTCGTCCATATCAGCGTTATCAGCCAGGTAAGACCATGTTCATGGCTACTGCTATGTGGTTTGGTCCAGCAGCTAACGGACAGCTACAGCGCGTAGGCTTCTTTGATGACGGCAACGGCATTTTCTTTGAGCAGGCTAATACAGTTGCAGGCACAACAACAGGAACAAACAACGGAACTGGTATGGGTGTTGTTCTTCGTTCGGATGTGAGCGGTCTACAATACGCAAACTCCACTCCAGGACAGTATCCGTTCAATACAGACACTCGTATCGAAATGAGTGACTGGAATGGCGACAAGGCAATTATCAATAGCATTAACTGGAACTCAATCCAGATGATGTGGATGGAATACACATGGTATGGCGCAGGATGTGTGCGTTGGGGTGTATTCCTTGATGGACAGCCTTACGAACTTCACCGCATGGCAATGGGCAACAAGACTGCAACAAGCACATATCTAGCAAACTCAAGCCCATGGGCAAGAACAGGAAACCTGCCTGTTCGTTATGAACAGAGAAACGTTACCAACCAAGCTGGCGCTGGTGCAATCAATAACATGTATCACTTCGGCGTATCGGTTATGGTTGAAGGTGGTGTTGACCCACAGCGCGGATTTACCTATTCGTATGGTATGTCACCGCAGACTCCACGCAGAACCATTAACGCGGGTGTAACTCGTTATCCTGTTCTTACAGTCCAAGCCCGTCCTATGGGAACGCAGGAATATGGTTCTCCTGGTCAGGGTATTACCAGCAACTCGGCAATTACTTCGGGTAACTCAACATCGATTACTGTAACTGGTACTCCTTGGACAGCTAACCAATGGACAGGCCGTTGCATCTATTTCTCGAACAGCAGCGGCGGTAAAGCTATTGCAAGAATTACATCAACTAACGCTACATCGATTACGTTCCAGGACAACGTCCTTGGCACAGCAAACTCGACTGGTGTTCCTGCTGGTCTAACTGGTGCGGGTAACACCTACATTATTGGTCAGCCTAATCGTGGACAGCTACTTCCGCAGCAGCTTCTTGTATCTTCTGATGCTCTTTGTGTTGTTGAGCTTATCGCTGGCTCACAGGTTAACTCTCCTGTAACTCTATCGAACGCCTCGTTTACTCCAATGACAAGCCTTGGTTCTGCTTATTCATTCGGTACTAGAGACGTTTCGGCTAACTCTATGTCTGGTGGCGAAGTTACCATGGCGTTTACCGCTCCCGCAGGTGGATCTGGTCTACAACAGATTGACTTGAGCAACTTCTTCCCTCTATATAATAATATTAGAGGATCTTCACCAGATACGCTGACCGTTGCTGTTACTACATCTTCGAGTGCAGCTAACGTTGGTGTTCACATTATTGGTCAGGAAGCTATGTCTTAATAGACTTTACGTGTATTGCTGATATTTTGCAGCTGATCCATTCATTGTAATAGCTCTCGCTAAGAATGGCATCGGCTGCAAATATTTCTTTTGATTCGTAATAAGAGCATTCAGTTCTGTTATAACAGATTCTAACAATTTCTCTACGGAATTGTTCTTTACCAAATTTCTCTATATCTAATTTGAGTGATGGCGAGCTACCGAAGTAGTCTCGCCAATCACTTTCTACACGGATCTTTTTTCTTTTACCCTTAACAGTTTTATATCCTGCTTTGGTGAAGAACTTTCTTCCGATATATTTCTTATTAGTAGGAATGTGAGTAATTAGATAGACAAACCCGTATGACTTCTCAGGAATATCTACTAACTCTTTTCCTTTATAAAGCCAGCTCACTCGTCTTCATCAAATGCAAAATCAGAGTCATCTTGCTCCAGTTCTGATGCACAGAATGGACAAAATTCTATATTTCCACTTGATACTACTGTTAGTATTTTAAATTCAGCATCGCATGATTCGCAAGTAATCCAGCTAT